CGATGTCGGAATGGAGTGGACTGCAGAGCAGCACGATTGGAAACTTGGCGCAACTTTCAACAAGGGATACTGGATCCAAAATGAGGAATCCGAGTGCGGATACACTTGGTGTCCTTTGCCATCTGCAATTTTCAAGTTGGCCAAAGTTCGTGTGGACCACGGACTACGGCAGTCGGAAGTCACACGCAGATTTCAGTACATGGCGTATGGCCGGAATTTTGAGGCCTGGCCACCTTGTATCCGGAGGTATATCGATGTGACCTGTGCAGCCCTACCAGAGCGGCTTCGCACAAAAGCCCTGGAGTATTACCGGAATGAGCACCCATGGAAAGAAGTGGAGACGTCCCGAACTTGGCATCAAACTGGTCGTGATGGGGACGCAGAACAACACAATTTGTTCTATCAATATCGCTATGGTGAGATCCCAACAGATGAGACTACCATGTCACTCATCTCATGGGCATATTGTGACCCCTTTTCCGCACAAGGGGATTTGACGTGGACTCATAATCCTTTCCTTGCCGCAGTTGCACGGGTCGACTGCGGCCGTCAACAATAAGACCATGGCGGGCCGGCTGCGAGGATGTCGTTACTGTGACTCGCGCCGGGATTTCTATGCCCACGGGCCCCTTCCGCCGGAGTGGCGCACGCTCGAAGCTCTTGATCTGTTCATCATCACCGACGAGGTCTGGGGAATCAGCGGTGACCCTGACCCTTTCTTTTGGCTCAAAGATTCCTCTTTGCGCCATCAATTCTTCCACCACATCTACATTGATTGGCGCACAGCGCGGACAAATCGCATTCTCACGTTGTTTTACAGTCCCGTATTCCAGTGGCATCGCCGGGACTTATACGACGCGGCCTAACAAGTTTGTGTTGTGTGCCTTATGTCGTTTTGGCACACCTCACCACCCAGCTTTTTGTGTTGCTACACATGCCCTTGAGGGAGTCCATTTTCACAAGGAACTTCCCTATTCGGTGCGTTGTTGGGGTTCGTCCTGTGCGATTTGTGCCTCCCAGTCCGCCATTTTCCGCATACCTTGCGTGAATTGCCAACATACCAATCGTCAATGGTGTTGCACACTTTCCAACCCACACACACATCTTTTTGCAGGCGACGACGTTTTGACGGCGGTTTTCCATGCGGCACAGTCGGGTCGGTCAAACCGGCACCCATCCATGGACTCCGCTAAACAAATGTCACAAAAGACGCGCAAGGGTCAGGCTTTGCCCGAAAGCAAACGAAAGCCACAGAAGAACAAACGCACTCAACGTCGCCGTGCAACCAAGGCACGTACGACCAACCCACCCGTCATCGCCCCTGGCCAAGGAGCGGTTCTTGCGAGTGCACCACAACCCGTTGTGGAAAATCAGGGTGGACCGCTCGCCTGGTCATCAATGATGCTGAATCCGAGGTCAGGCAACACTGTTTTGAGCCCGAACCCAGGTGGCTCCGCAGTCCTGGTGTCCAGAGCCCGGTTCAATTTTGTCCGCGAGATCAAATACGACGCTGCAACTCAAGGCAAATTCATTGCCGTTGCGACGCCGTCTGTGAAGGATCCACTGTTGCTGATGACTACACACTTGAGGTATCCGGCAGCTGGCAATACGGGGCTCACATCGAGCACGATGGGCCTCGAATTTGCCGGTTTGGGCCCAGTCACGCCGGGTGCACCCACTGCAGGCTACCTCCATGTCACGGACCCAAACACCGGCAACAGCATCCGTGTCCTGAACCGTCGGACAATTGCGGGGCAATCGGGATGGGACTTGAGTTTTGGCATTGGCACATCCCAGACGGTTGTGTTTATTAACAAGAGCAACCGCAATGCTTACCTGCGCATTGGATACTATGCTGCAGGTGCGTGGGGTTTCAGTCCCCAAGTTCAAGTCATGTCCCAGCAGCAGGTTACCCAGACCACCGGCCCAGCCGCCGCACAGCTCGATGCTGTCACCATTCAGGTGACTGATGCTGCAGGGGTTCCCTTGGCACTCCAACAGCCACTTGAAGGCATCTTGCTCGACATTCAAGGCACGGGCTTCGTTCCCGCCACAGCCGGGCCAGGTTCTGTCGGTGAATTTGTCACCGATGAAATGGCGGAGCAAGGCAGGTTGGAAAACGTACGAGTGACTGCAATGTCGCTCCTCGTCTCCCCCATTGGGCAATGGGCCCAGATCGGTGGTCGAATGGTCATGGCCCGCACTCTGGCCAGAAATGTGATCAGTGCGGGAACGGTCGACGACCTAATGTCCACGATCGAAAATCTCAATGACCCCAACATTTGGCTGGATGTGCCACTGGCCAGGGGGGCGTACGCATGGTGGATGCCAGACGACACACAATCGTATTTGCCGCATCCCTATAATCAACAGTTCACCACCGACGAGAATGTCTTGGTTCTCGCTGGTCGGATGGAAGCTGACAACGCCATCCGTTTGGTGGCGACGTACGTCGTTGAGTTTTACAGTCCCAAACAAGTCTTCACCAAGACATATGGTCCCGTTCTGGCCGGGCCGTATGAGAAGGCTTATCAAGCTCTTTTGCAGGTGCCCTGCGTTTCTGAAAATGATGAGCATGAAACTTTGATCGCCAAAGCGCAGCGATACCTGCAAAAATGCCTTCGGAACGTTCCGAAGGCGGTCGCCCTCGCTCAAGAGTGGGGCCCCACTGTCGCCAGTGCAGCGACCATGGCGGCCTCTATGCTCTGAGGGCGCATTGGCCACAGTCGCCATATCTTGACATCCCAAACCCCGGCATTGTGGGCCCATGTCGGCCCTACGGGTTCCCAATCACCAACGCTTTACTAACATCCGATCGTTGGTAGGGATTTTGAAGAATGTAAGTGAGGAGCGCAGCCCAGCGCACGGGCACACCGCACCGCAGCGGGACTTTGCGGTCGTCTGACACGATTTTGTCAGGGCGGTTTCCGGGTTATCCGCCGATTCTAGTTAACCGGCGACAAGTCATGTGGTATAGGCTTGCCGTTCCCACGTGAGAGACGTGGATCTTCGGATGGTTGCAACAAGAACGCACGGTCGCAACGATATAGCGCGCCGCATTCCATGGACCACACCATGAGAGCCGCGGAAATTTTGTATTATGGTTGAT